GTCTGGATCCATCGCCAGCCGGTACCGTCGATACATCAAACACATCGTTTGAATTTGCAACACTGCAGGCGTTTATTAAGACAGGTGGCGCTGGCCTAACGGGTTTCATTGCAAACGCTACCACGGTTGCAATCACAGCAAACTCTACTCTAAACGTTGCGATTGTTGCTAACACACTAACGTTGTCAACCCCTCTTGCAGGCAACTCTGGTGGTACAGGCTTGAATACCTATACAGCGGAAGACATGCTTGTTGCAAACAGCACGAACGGTTTTAGAAAACTAAGTGCAGGCAGTGAAGGTACAGTCTTGCAAATATCTGGCGGCGTTGTTGCTTACAACACTCTTGATGGCGGAACATATTAAAAAGTGAAAGGTTTGTAATGGAAGCTGAATTTGTTAATGTCTTTGTGCAGAAGCAGAAAGACACGATGAATGATTTATTGTCGCGCGTGGTTATGTTAGATACTCGCGCGACACTTGCTGAATCGAAACTCAAAGACACAACTGAAACTAATATACAGCTTCAGGAAGAAATGGGTAGGATGCACCAAGCGCTGAATCAGAATAAAGAGACTATAAAAAATCTTGAAACAAACATACAGCAGCTGCTCAGCGCACAAGCGGAGCTCCATGCTCGTATTGACGTGCAATTACCATCAAAGAACGAACTCGATCAAGCACTTGAAAAGAATAGAGTGCTTGAAGAGGAAAAAGAGAGACTGCAGAAGTTGTATAAAGATCTCGAGGTTAAATGTAGCGTGCTTCAAATGAAAGTAATTAGTTCTGCGTCAATGAAGCCAGAGTTTGTTGCTTCTTCTGCTCCCGCACTTGTAGCACCAGCAAAGCCAAAAACTCAAACAAAAAGAAGACAAGCTAAGTCTTAAATAAGACTACAACCCTAGATAGGAGCTTACATGCCAAACAAATTTCAAATAAAGAGAACGTCCATATCCGGACGAACTCCCAACACAACCAATTCCGGCAATACGACGTATATCGATGCCGGTGAACTTGCTCTGAACCTTACGGATGGTAAACTGTTTACGTCTAATGGAACCTCGATAATTGAGTTTGGCACTGGCACGCCCGTTTATGATGCAAACGGAACGCTCGTCACAACAACGTATGTTACACAAGCAACAAATGGTCCTGCTTTCAGTGCTTATGGGGCCGCAGCGACAAGCCTAGCTAACTCAGCTTGGACGAAGGTGACGTTTGATACTGAAGATTTTGATACAAACAATTGCTTTGCAAACAGTAGGTTCACCCCATCTATCTCGGGATACTATCAACTGAACTCGACGGTATCAATGGTGTCCGGTACAGTGGGGAACATGATTATTGCTATCTTTAAAAACGGCGCTGAGCATAAAAGAGGAAACCGTATACCTTTAGGCGCTGCTGGTGGTGCAGGAGTCATTGTAAGTGATGTTGTTGTGGCAAACACCGCAAACAATGATTACTTTGAGGTTTATGTAATACACAGCGCTGGTGGTTCAATCAATACCGAAACTGGTTCCGCGTATGGACCAACATTCACTGGATCCTTTGTCAGAGGTGTCTGATAAATAGTTAAAAAGGAGACACCATGGCCGTTCCAGGAACAAGAGCACAATTCAAAGAATACTGCCTGCGTAAGCTAGGCAAACCGGTTATTGAGATTAACGTCGATGATGATCAGGTGGATGATCGCGTCGATGAGGCTATTCGTTACTACTGGGACTACCATTTCGACGGTACGGAGAAGGTGTATTATAAACACCAAGTAACAAGCGAAGACATCACCAACCGATATATTACTCTTCCTGAGAACATCATTGGTGCAGTGCGAGTATTCCCAATCGGTGATCCTTCAATTCGTTCAGATGATATGTTCAACATCCGTTATCAGATTGCTCTTAACGATCTGTACACGTTGACAGCATATTCGATGATTCCATATTACATGGCAATGCAGCACTTGTCGTTGATTTCGGAATTTCTTGTTGGTCAACAACCAATTCGTTACAGCCGTCATCGCGATCGTCTCTACATTGACACGAAGTGGGAAAACTACAACGTCGGTGACTATTTGTTGATCGAAGCGTATGAAGTGCTGGATCCAGATACATTCTCTGATATGTGGTCTGATCGCTGGCTACAGAACTATGCAACAGCGAAGATCAAATATCAATGGGGCTCAAACTTGACAAAGTTTTCAGGCATGCAACTTCCTGGCGGTGTTCAGTTTAACGGTGAAAAGATTCTCGATGATGCAAAGAATGAAATCGAGGCGATGGAGAAAGAAATGATCTCCAGCTATTCACTGCCTGTTACAGACATGATTGGATAACCATGTACGAATACGCATGCAAAGTCAATAAAGTATTAGATGGTGACACGGTCGATATCGATCTTGATCTAGGATTCAATGTCGTGCTAGCTGGCCAACGTGTCAGAATGGCAGGAGTAGATACACCAGAATCTCGCACAACTAACGCTGAAGAAAAGCCAAGAGGGTTGCTCTCAAAGAAAAAGTTGACGGAAAAACTCACCGGTGCCAAGTGTAAAATTAGAACATTTAAACCAGATAACAACGATGATAAGTTTGGTCGTATACTAGGCGAGTTCATTCTTGAGGATGGTACAAATGTAAACCAATGGTTGATTGACAACAACTACGCCGTTGCATATCAAGGTGAAAACAAAGAGTTGGTACAAGAACAGCACCAAAAAAACAAAGCAGTCCTGATTGCTAGGGGTGAGTTGAAGGGTTAAGAATGGCAACAAACTTCTTCTTCAACAACTTTCAAAACAGCGGTGAACAGCTGTTGATAGAAAACTTGATCATAGAATCTATTCAGATCTATGGCCACGACGTTTATTTTATTCGTCGTAGAACACGTGACATAGATCCAATCTACAACGAAGATCCACTGCACGAGTACACCGACGCCATTATGGTTGAGATGTACATAAAGAACGTTGATGGGTTTGGTGGTGATGGTGACTTCCTATCGAAGTTTAATTTGCAAATACGAGATGAGATTACATTCTCTATTGCGCGTCGAACGTTTGCAAACGAAATCGGTGCTGCGGCAACAGCGCCGCCTTCAGCAGAACTGACCGTTGAACAACTAGCAACAATTGAACGTGATAGACCGCTTGAAGGTGATCTCATATACTTTCCATTGAACAGAAAACTGTTTGAGATTAAGTTTGTTGAGCATGAAGCAATTTTCTATCAGCTTGGTGCGTTACAAACATACGATCTCCGCTGTGAGTTGTTTGAGTACAATAACGAATACTTCAATACCGGTATTGCGGATATTGATAGGATTGCAGACAACTATTCTCTTTCTCTGGAGATCTTTGGTATCAAAACAGAATCCGATCTTCTCATCACAGACGAGGACGGCTATCCGTTGATGTTGGAGAGCTACGATATTGACGTTAACGATCCAACAGCAGACAATGATGAAATAGAGGTGGTGGCAGACGGAATCATTGACTTTACGGAACGTGATCCATTTAGTGAAGGAACGTACTAATGTTAGGACACACCTTCTATCACGGACTCATAAGAAAATATGTCGCACTGTTCGGCACACTGTTTAATGACATTTACATTAACAGGCCCGATCAAGAAAAAAATGTAACTCACACAATAAAGGTACCTATCTCGTACGGTCCTCGTGAAAAAACACTTGCACGTGCCCTGGGGGATCCGGATCTTAATAAAATGCCGGCTATCCAACTTCCGAGAATGTCTTTTGAGTTGCTTGATCTTTCTTATGCCTCGAGCCGTAAGTTAAATACAATAGGTAAGCGGTATAAAGTTGACAGTGGCTCACCGGATGAATTGAAGTATCAATACAATCCTGTTCCATATGATTTTCGGTTCACGCTTTCTATCATGGTTAAGAATGCTGATGATGGTACACGAATTGTAGAACAGATCCTTCCCTACTTTACGCCGGAATGGACTACGACAGTACATTTGGTACCGGAGATGGGTATTGTGATGGATATTCCTGTTGTATTATCAGATGTAAGTGTTAGCGACGATTACGAGAGTAATTTTGAAACAAGACGTGCAATCATATGGACCTTAACATTTACCCTGAAGGGATATTTGTTTGGACCTGTCCGTCGCGGCAGTGTTATTAAGTTTACCGAAACAAACATATTTAACTCACTTGCTGCAAACACGCAATTGCAAGCTGTCAATGTTCAACCGGGTCTTACCGCTAACGGTCAACCAACAACCGATGCAAATTCAAGCATCAGCGTTGAGTCGATTGATGCGGAAGATAATTTTGGCTATGTTGTTAGTATTACCGAACCATGAATGACGATCCAATAGCAAAAACTTTAGATATTGTTCCTCTTGATAAACTGCAGCCTACTTTGCCGGCTGTACAAGCCTATGAAGATAACCAAGTAAACGATGATTTTGAATTTGCTCGTGGTCATATGATTAATGCGATTGAGAAAGGCCAGGAGGCGCTTTCAGACATGATTCTAGTAGCTGGCATGTCACAGCACCCACGCGCTTATGAGGTAATTGCAACGCTGGTTAAAACAGTTTCTGACGCAAGCAAGGATATGTTAGAGCTTCAGAAACGTAAAAAGGATCTGACAGGCGTTGGTCCAACACCAACAACAGTTAATAATAATTTGTTTGTGGGGAGCACTGCTGAACTCCAGCAGCTGATAAAGAAGCAGAATGAGCAGACTAAATGATGCCTACCTTGGCAATCAAAACCTAAAACGCGCCAACGTCAAACACTCCTGGGAACCACAGCAGATCCAGGAATGGATGAAGTGCGCTCAAGATCCCGAACACTTTATTGAGAAATACATTAAGATTGTTAACATTGACCGAGGTCTTGTTAACTTTACAATGTATGATTATCAAAAAGAGATTGTTGATCTTGCTGTCGAAGAACGTTTTGTTATTTGTAAGATCCTGTTTCACGAAAACTACAGCGTCGCTATTCTTGCACATAAGTTAGCTCAGGCTCGTGAAATCTTGTCACGGATCCAGCTAGCTTACGAACACTTACCAAAGTGGCTTCAACAGGGTATTGTTGAATGGAACAAAGGTAATATTGAACTCGAGAACGGATCAAAGATTCTTGCATCCGCAACATCGTCAAGTGCAATTCGCGGTGGATCGTTCAACATGATTTACCTGGACGAGTTTGCTTTCGTTGAAAACAACATGCAGGAATCGTTCTTTGCTTCCGTTTACCCAACAATTTCTTCTGGTCAATCATCGAAGGTTCTGATCACATCCACGCCAAACGGTTTGAATCTGTTCTACAAGTTGTGGGTTGATAGTGAAGAAGGTAAGAATGCATACAAACGAGTAGATGTGCATTGGAGCCAGGTTCCGGGTCGTGATGAAAAGTGGAAGGCAGAAACTATTCGCAACACCTCAGAAGAACAGTTCCGTGTTGAGTTTGAATGCGAATTCATTGGTTCTTCACACACACTGATTAGTGCGACGAAGCTTCGATTGCTACGTTCAATCAAGCCGCTTGTGAGTAATCCCGATACCAGTATATTCCTACAGCCACAAGAGGGGCGTCAATACTTCACCGTCGTTGACACGGCACGAGGCGTTCAGGGTGACTTCTCCGCGTTTATTGTTTTTGATGTGACGGAACTACCATATAAGGTGGCTGCAACGTATAAAAATAATATGATATCGCCACAGCTGTATCCTAATATCGTGTACCAACTTTCAAAACACTATAACAATGCTTACGTTCTTGTTGAAACAAACGACATTGGTGAACAAATAGCAAGCATTCTCAGAAGTGATTTAGAGTATGAAAATATACTTACAACAATAAACAACGGACGTAGCGGTCAAGTTATTTCACCAGGCTACGGACAACAAACACGTCTCGGTGTGCGGACAACAAAAGCTGTTAAGCGCATTGGATGTATGAGCTTGAAAACACAAGTGGAGAGTGACAAACTTGTTATTCATGATGAGAGAATACTTTACGAACTTTTTCGTTTTGTAAATATTGGTGAAAGTTATGAAGCCGAGGAGGGACACGACGACATGGTAATGTGTTGTGTGCTCTTTGCTTGGGCAATGGATCAGCAGTATGTAAAAGAGCTGACAAGTGTTGATTTGCGGCAGCGTCTCGAACAGGAAAACGAAGATGCAATGGAAGAGAACCTTCTACCATTTGGAGTTATTAGTCGAGGACCAGCAATGGTAGATGTTCCCCTTGCTGCAAAGAGGAACGATGACAGGTGGCTTTTTGCCGGAGATGATGAGTATGATCAGCGCGCACTCGAGCGATACGAGATCAATTCTAGCCTTCATTAGGAAAACCCAGAATTATAAATACCAGGAATCAAACTTTCGTTTCTAAAATAATAATACCTCAGAGGGGAGATAAACATGCCATTTCAAGTTAGTCCTGGCGTAAATGTATCTGAAATTGATCTGACCACAGTCGTCCCCGCAGTTTCTACTACTGAAGGTGCTCTTGCCGGTGTATTCCGTTGGGGCCCTGTAGAAAAGCGCACTCTAGTCGACTCAGAAGCAAATTTAGCTGCAAGATTTGGTAAGCCAACCAACCACAACGCTGAAACGTTCTTCACAGCAGCAAACTTTTTGTCTTATGGCAACAAGCTGTACATTGCTCGTGTTGCAAACACCACATCCACAAACACATCCGTTGTCGTAAGAAACGCTGTTGCAAACATTGCTGCAATCAGTGATCTAAACGATTTCATTGTTAAGAACAGTGACGATTACGAAACAAAGACATTCTCTGCTGACCTTGACGCTAAGTATATTGCAAAATATCCAGGCGCTCTTGGTAACTCGCTAAAGATTTCTGTTTGCGATTCCGATACAGCATACACATCAACTGCTAACCTTGACAATGGTGGTGGTAACCTTAGCTCTTCTTTGAGCAACGTTAGCATCTCTGTTGGTCAGAGTAACGTCGTTGTTAACATTGCTGTTGGTAACGGTGTTATTGCAAACGCAACTTCATATGCAAACACACTTGCTACAAGCATCACCGTCGGTGATTACATTCAGGTTGGTAACTCAACAATCGGTCTTCAGTACATGAAGGTCGCTTCCGTTAGCGCTGTTACGAACACATCATCTGTTGCAACATTCACTGTTGTTACAGAAGACATCTACAGCCTTGCACAAGACTACTCTACAACAAGCAGCCTTACACGCAAGTGGGAGTACTTCAACGTTGTTGATAAAGCTCCTGGTACGTCTGTCTATCAATCTACATTTGGTGCTAACACATCTGCTAAAGATGAGATCCACGTTGTCGTTGCTGATGAAGATGGTTCTTTCACCGGTGTTCCTGGAACAGTTCTTGAAGTGTTCTCTTCTCTGTCACGCGCAACTGATGCTAAGACAGAAGACGGTGCAACAAACTTCTGGCAAACAGTAATCAACCAAACATCTAATTACATCTGGTGGGCAAACGAGCGTTCTGGTGCAACGAGTGCCAACGCAGCAACAATTGCTACCGCATCTACAACCACTCCTCTAACGCTTTCTTTCCAGGGTGGTTCAGATGGTCTAGATGAAAACAACGTCGCTGTTGGTACGGTGCTTGTTGGTTACGATCTGTTTGCTTCCGCTGAAGATGTTGATGTGTCGCTGGTTTTGACTGGTGTTGCACGTGGTGGTACAAACGGCGAGCAAATCCCTAACTACCTAATCGACAACATTGCAGAAAAGCGTAAAGACTGCGTCGTGTTTGTTTCACCGCAAAAAGCTGACGTTGTTAACAACGCCGGTGATGAAGCAAATGACGTTGTTACCTTCCGTAACTCTCTGCGTAGCACGTCTTATGCTGTTCTTGATTCTGGTTACAAATACCAGTATGACAAATATAACGACATCTACCGTTGGGTTCCAATGAACGGTGACGTTGCTGGACTGTGTGTACGTACCGATGAGCAACGTGATGCATGGTGG